TGGTAACATGCCATCACATATGGCAATGAGTTTTGTTGAAAGAGTTAAGAATGAGATTCATCAACGCAGAATTCCAAGTGCAACAGGTGGAGGAACTAGTGTAGTTGATGCAAGTTATAATCCACTTTCAATTAATGAAGATTACTTCTTTCCACAAACAGCAGAAGGACGTGGATCTAAAGTTGATACATTACCGGGCGGAACTAATTTAGGTGAAATTGACGACTTACGTTATTTTACTAATAAGCTATTCCGTGCTTTACGTATTCCAAGTAGCTATCTACCAACAGGACCAGATGATTCTGCTGCGGTTTTTAGTGATGGTCGCGTAGGTACAGCATATATTCAAGAATTAAGATTTAACAAATACTGTGAAAGACTTCAGAGTCTGATATCAGACGAGTTTAATTTAGAATTTAAACTTTATATGAAAGAGAACGGTATTCTTATTGATGATTCGTTGTTTGACATTCAATTTAATCCTCCACAAAACTTTGCTGCTTATAGATTAAGTGAACTTGATACAGCTCGTGTTCAAACATTTACAACTATGCAAGAAGTTCCTTATATGAGTAAAAGATTTGCTATGAAGCGTTATCTCGGATTAAGCCAAGAAGAAATTGTTGAAAATGAACGATTATGGCGTGAGGAAAATAGAGAAATCGGTAGAGACGGTGCAGGAGCACAAGCAGAACTTCGTGGTATGGGAATTACTGCTGGTGGACTTGAGCAAGGATTAGAAGCTCCACCGGAAGGTGATGAATTAGGATTAGAACCAGATATGGGTGCTCAAGCAATGCCTACAACTTCTGAACCAGCACCACCAACTAGTACTCCTCCAGCTTAAAGGAAAATAAAATGCCTGAATTAGCAGCAGTAGAAAATGATCCTGATGACCACGGTGAAGGAAGATTTAAAACTCCGGGAAAAACAACTGTTAAAGTAATGAATAAACCTATAATAGTTAAAGGTGATGATGCTAATGGTGATAATCAAGGACATACAAATCCAGAAGCTGAAGGTACAAGTGCAACAGTTTTTGCATATAATGTTAAAGTTCATAGAGTTAATGACACTAGAAATTGTGGAGCAAAGACAGTTAAGGATGGTAATACTACAGTATATGTAGGATAAAAATAGGTAAATACAATATGATTTTACGAGAACTTTTTTATTTTAACAAAGAAGGCCAAGACCTTAACCAAGATGATAATCGTTATGATTCTGAAAAAGATCATAATGTTATAAAAAAAGATGATACACGTAAAATTCGCTTAACATTAAAACAGATTAATCAACTTCGTCGTGCAAGTGATCAACACTATCTCGATATGGAAAGAGATAGCGAATCAATTAGTACAATGTATGCACAACCGCCAGCAGAATCGGTTGCCTAATGTCTAGAGCATTTGTTTTAGGCAACGGTCGTAGTCGTATAGGTGTCAACTTAAAAAAATTAGGAAAAAGAGGATTTATATATGGATGTAATGCTCTGTATAGAGAATTCAAACCTAATTATCTTATAGCAGTTGATCCAAAAATGGTTGTAGAAATATGTGGCACAGGTTATCAACTTGAAAATGAAGTATGGACAAATCCTAATACTAGATATGACAAATATAAAGGGTTAAGATTTTTTAAAAGTCCGAGAGGGTGGTCGAGCGGACCAACAGCGTTGCAAAAAGCAGGAAGTGATGGTCATAAAGAAATTTTTATTTTAGGTTTTGATTATTACGGAATTGATAATTATTTCAATAATGTATATTCAGACACTCCGAATTATAAAAGATCAAATGAATCTGCTACATATTATGGAAATTGGATGAGACAAACCGAAACTACATTTAAAGAATTTCCTGATCGATATTTTTATAGAGTATTAAGTAATGATACAAAGATCATAAATGAGTGGCAAAATATAAATAACTTGAAACATATAACTTACGATCAGATGTATGAAATGATCGTTTAAATCTTGCCAAATCTTCAATTTTTCACCTATTTCTCTGCTTTTGATTAAATAACTCTTAAATAATACGACAGCCTTAACTATAGGAGATAATCATGGCCAATCAGAATTTTGAAAAGTTGCTTGAGTACATTGTCAATGGCGAGCAGGAAAAAGCAGAAGAACTATTTCACACACTAGTTGTTGGAAAGTCACGTGAGATTTACGAAGGTCTCTTTGAAGAAGAGATGAAGGACGTTGACATCGACGAAGCTAAAAAAGACGACGATGAAGAAATGGAAGAAGCCGCAAAGTGCGACGATGACGACATGGAAGAAGAATCTGTAGAAGAAGCTTTTATTGCTTTTTCTGAAGAGCCAATGGGTGGTGACGTAGGCGATGAGTTCGTTAGTGATATTAGCGCAAATGCCGGCGACGACGACAGCATGGACATGGATATAGATGCAGGCGACGAAGACGAAATGGGTAGTGAAGGTGAGATTGAAGATCGTGTAATGGATCTTGAAGATGCACTTGACGACCTTAAGGCAGAGTTTGAAAAGCTAATGGCTGACGAAGAAGGTGAGCCAGAGCATCATGATGGTGAGAACGATCCAGACTTTGGTGATGAAGAGGAAGAGGGTGAAGAAGAGGGTGAAGAAGAGGAAGAGGAAGCAGATGAGTCCTTTAACTTTGAAGACATTGAAGATATCGATCTTTCACCAACAGAGCAGATGAGAGAATATGTTGAGAAGGTTACAAAAGGTGTACTAGGGTCAAGCGAAGAAGCTGGTGTAAACAAAAAAAGTATAGTTGCTAGTAAGAATGACATGGGCGGAACTACAGAGAACATGATGCGTCAGGATCAAGGTTCTACAAAAGGATCAACTGGTGGACTTCTTAATCCAACAACTAAAGAAGACAATGCTAAAAATGTAAATGTTCCAGGTGGTAAGGCTGGTATTAAGCATCTTAAGAATGTTCCAGCTGGACACGGTGCTGAAAAGTCAGGTTCCAAGGATAGTGCTCCTAATAAGAAGAGCATCATCGGAAGCAAGGGGTAATTTATAGTGCTCTATCTTCAAGAACATCTATCATTCGACCAAGCAAAGATGGTCGTTGAGAGCGAAGGTCATGAAGGAAAAGACCTTTATATGAAAGGTATCTGCATCCAAGGTGGTGTAAGAAATGCTAATCAAAGGGTTTATCCTGTTCCTGAAATCGCTAAGGCTGTCAAAACACTTAATGACCAAATAAGTGGCGGATACAGTGTCCTTGGAGAAGTAGACCATCCACAAGACTTAAGAATCAACTTAGATCGTGTTTCACACATGATTACCGAGATGTGGATGGATGGACCTAATGGATATGGCAAACTTAAAATTTTGCCAACTCCAATGGGGCAGTTGATCAAGACAATGTTAGAATCAGGTGTAAAGCTAGGCGTTAGTAGCAGAGGAAGCGGTAATGTTGAAGACAACGGTTCAGGTCAAGTTAGTGACTTTGAAATCGTTACTGTTGATATTGTTGCTCAACCATCTGCTCCTGGTGCTTATCCTACAGTTGTTTATGAACACCTTATGAATAATAGAGGTGGATACCAGGCTTTAAATATGGCAAGAGAATTACAAGGCGATCCAAAGGCACAAAAGTTCCTAAAGGAACAACTCGTAAATATTATACGAGGCCTCCAATAAGTTAGGAGATACACATATGTTGGATGTACTAAAACAGTTATTTGAGAGCAATGTGGTTTCCGAGGAGATCAAGGCAAGTATTGAAGATGCTTGGAACAATAAGATCCAAGAGAATCGTGAATCAGTAGCAACTGAATTGCGTGAAGAATTTGCTGCAAAGTACGAGCACGACAAGGCACAACTTGTTGAGTCCGTAGAGAAGATGATGGAAGATCGTCTTTCAGCAGAGATTGCTGAGTTCGTTGAGGACAAGAAGCAACTTGTTGAAGCAAAAGCAAAGTACGCAAAGAAGATGAAAAAAGATTGCAACAAGATGGAAGAATTTGTTCTCCGTCAGTTAAAGTCTGAACTTTCAGAACTTCACGAAGACCAAAAAATTATGTCAAAGAATTTTGCAAAGTTAGAAGAGTTCGTTGTAAAACAACTTGCTAAAGAAATTGCAGAATTTGCAACTGATCGTAAAGAAGTTATCGAAACAAAAGTTAAACTAGTTAAAGAAGCAAAAAGCCAACTTGACGCAGTTAAAGATAACTTCATTAAGAAAGCAGCAACCGTTGTTGAAGCTACAGTTGCAAAGACATTAAAGTCAGAAATTCATCAGCTTAAAGAAGATATTTCTTCAGCTAGATCAAATGACTTTGGTCGTAGAATCTTCGAAGCCTTTGCTTCGGAATATACCCACAGTTATCTCAGCGAAAAAACCGAAGTTGCAAAATTAATGAATGATCTAAAAAAGAAAGATCAAGAATTAGTTGAAGCAAAGACTATCGCTGTTAAAAAGTCAAAATTAGTTGAGAGTAAAGAACAGGAAATTGCACGTATGCGTGATTTAACTGCTCGTAAGGAAGTTATAAGTGAACTTCTTTCACCACTTAACAAAGATAAGCGTGAAGTAATGTCAAACCTCCTAGAGAGTGTACAGACATCAAAGCTTCATACTGCATTTGACAAATACTTACCGGCAGTTATGTCGGACAGTTCGGCAACCAAGAAGGCATTAGTAGAGGCAAAAGAAATAACAGGTAATAAACCAAATACATCAAGTAATGTTGCTTCAGAAAGCAATATTGTTGATATCCGTAGACTAGCGGGATTAAAATAAGGAGTTTTAAGCTATGTCAGAACTATTAGAAAGCCGCTGGCACGACACTAAAGAGGCACTTCTTGAAGGCCTTCAAGGGAATCGTAAGTCAGTAATGGCAGTTACACTCGAGAATACTCGTAAGTATCTCGCAGAATCAGCTACTGCTGGTGCTACATCTGCCGGCAATGTTGCTACTCTTAACAGAGTAATTCTTCCAGTAATTCGTCGTGTTATGCCGACAGTTATTGCTAACGAACTAGTTGGCGTTCAGCCAATGACTGGTCCAGTAGGACAAATCCACACACTTCGTGTTCGCTATGCTGACACATCAAGTGGTGCTGGAACAGTTGCAGGCGAAGAGGCACTAAGCCCATTCAAGATTGCTGCTGCTTATTCTGGTAATGAAGTTGCTGCTACACCACGTGCTAACTCAACTGCATCACTAGAAGGTGCTGCTGGTAAGAGAATGAGCATTCAGATCCTCAAGCAGGTTGTAGAAGCTAAGTCACGCAAGCTATCAGCTCGTTGGACTTTTGAGGCTGCACAGGATGCACAGGCTCAGCAAGGTATCGATATCGAAGCAGAAATCATGGCAGCACTTGCTCAAGAAATTACTGCTGAAATTGATCAGGAAATCCTAACATCACTAACTACACTTGCTGGTTCAGCTGTTGAAACATATGACCAGTCAACTGTAAGTGGTGTTGCAACTTTCGTTGGTGACGAACATGCTGCTCTTGCAGTACAGATCAACCGCGTTTCAAACCTAATTGCACAGCGTACACGTCGTGGTGCAGGTAACTGGGCAGTTGTATCACCATTCGCACTAACAATCCTTCAGTCAGCAACTACATCAGCATTTGCTCGTACAACTGAAGGAACTTTTGAGGCTCCAACAAACACTAAGTTCGTTGGTACACTTAATAGTGCAATGAGAGTATATGTTAATGCTTACGCATCAGACAGTACATCTGTTCTTATTGGTTATAAGGGTTCAAGTGAGTCAGACGCTGCTGCGTTCTACTGCCCATATATCCCACTAATGAGTTCAGGTGTTGTTCTTGATCCAACTACTTTCGAGCCAGTTGTTAGCTTCATGACACGTTACGGATATGTAGAGCTCAGCAATGCAGCTTCTTCACTCGGTAACGCTGCTGACTACCTTGGACTTGTTGGTATCACAAACGGTAACGTCAAGTTCTCTTAATCCTTTAAGATATAATATTAGACTAGCGGGCACAAAGCCCGCTTTTCTTTTGACTTAAATACCAGATGGATGAATTAAAAATACAAGATCCAGAAGATTGGCATAGAGTTAAATCCCTATTAAGATTAAGATGCTTTCAATTTCCTATGTTTCTTAAAGATTATGATAGGATGTGTATGAGTATTGAACTTAAAATAAAAAATCTTTGTTTAATAGATATTGATATTAAACGTCATAATGATTCAATATACTATCAACAATTAAGGAAAAACAAAGTGCAAGAAATAAATGAAACATTAAAAACCTTTTCAAAAATACTGTTAATTGCATCTTTATCTAAAAGATAAATATTATTACCGAATGGTTTATGGGGAAACCCACCCCGTAGCCCTAGAACGGCCTTTAAGGAGAAAAAAATGGGACGCCCGTTATATAAAGATGTATTAGGTAATGATGTTAGAGGTACTTTTGCAAGTGCAGTTGGTATTAGAGTAGATGCATATTTTAGTGGTTCACTTCGTACAGATGTATGGATTATAAATCAAAAAGGTGCTCGTAAGTATAAAGTTCAGGATCAATCTGATGGAGCTACAGGATTCTGCAAGTTAGTAAATGCTACACCAGCAGCTAACGGTGAAATGAAACTTGTTGGTCGCTTAAACAGCAATTCAGGAACAGCTATAACACTTAATAAATTGCAGAAAAGAACTGCAATTGACTGGAGTGGCAATCGTTATAAATGGCGTATTGAGAACGATTCTACAAACGATTATATTGTTCTAACAGCTATCTAATAGAGAAAAGTAAATGCCGCAAACAATTATTCTGACAGCATCAACATTCGCTACAAATAGTAATATAATATATTTTGATAGCGTTCCTGTCCTTGAAATACAAACAGGTGCTAGTATTTCGGGAAGAAACATTCCATCAGGGTCATATGTTACGGCATTTACTGAAACATCTGTCACTATTAGTTCTATTATTTCTGCAATGTACACTGGGGAACTAATAACTATAACAATTAGTTCAGGTGCAGTTTCTAAATACAGTAGCGATTATAAAGTAAAAGTTCCTTCTGGAGGAATAATAACTTTAGATACAGGAACTAATACAGGATTAGTTTTTATTACTGGTGACTTAAATGTTCAAGGTAATACTACAACAGTTAATACTACAAATATGGAAATAGAGGATAATATTATCCTCTTAAACAAAGGCGAACTAGGAAGTAGTGTAACAGAAGTTACTTCCGGAATTGAAATCGATAGGGGTACAGCTTCTACAGGAAATGCACAGTTACTTTGGAATGAATCTATTTTATGGAGTGATCCTTGGACTCAAACATCTAGATACGGATTATGGGTTTTTCAAACAAAGTCAACCGGACAAGTTAATGGAATAAGAACAAATTCAATTGACACCGATGGTAATGATCTTGCTTTAATTAGTAAAGGTACAGGAACACTAACAGTTAGTGGAACTGTTGATTATGAAGAACAAATAATAAATTATAGTGGATTATTTGAAGCAATAGATGACGATTTGATTCCAAATATTAAAGCAGTTAATGATAAAATTTCTTGGAGTATATTAAATGATCCGAGCGACAAAATTAGAAGAGATGATACACAAGTAATTGTTTATGATAACAATATCACCGGCAAAATTACTTATTATAATACTAGTGGAATTCTTACCACTACTGTATCAGTTTTTCACTTTTTAGTAACAAATAGAGAATTAAATGTAACAGTTGGAGCTTACATTACTATTGTAAATTCTGGAATCTCTAATTTAGACGGAATATGGCAAGTACAAACTGCTGATCCTTCATCTTATACATTTACTATATTATTATCAACAAATGTATCTTTAAGTGAACAACCTAATGTTGCTACAGGAGTTTACATTAATAATGTAAAAAGTAATGCAAAAATTACTATTGATAATATTACAGTTAGTGAATTTTTTACATCTCATGCAGATATTTTTAATGTAAGAATTCAAGATACAACAATTCATACTACATTATCTAATACTGATTTAATACTTGCATCAGCAGGAACTGGTAGTGTTAGAATACAAGATAGTATGAAGATTATGTATACAGGATATGCATCATCTGCAACCCCTGCAATGGAGTCAGATTGTGTTAAAATTTATACTGATCCAGAGGGGCCAGGAAATACTGGAATTTATTTTGTGAATCCAACTCTTGCTGTAAATACTGGCGATTATAGAAGAGACGAATTAATAAGTAAAAAGAAAGCAATAGCTTTCAGCATTTTAATGTAAGGTAAGAAAAATGGCAATAGATAGCGCAGTAGTTGATAGTGCAGGAACCGTAGTATTTACAGCCGTCGGAGACAAGATGATTGCTACTATGATTTTTTGTAACACAGAAAATCCAGACCCATTCAACGAAGATAATAATATGGTATATCTAGATTTACACCTAGTCAAAGGCGGCGGTGGTGTTATGAGTGCTTCAAAATCAAATCAGATTATAAAAGCATTAGCAGTTCCAGCAGGAGAAACTGTATTCTTTGATACTGAAAGAATTGTATTACAAGATACTGACGAAGTTATTGCTTTTGTTCAAAGCGGTTCAGCTGAATTTGTAACTTGTACAATAAGCACGGTAGACATTTAATGAGATATCTTAAAAGACAAAATTTAAGTAAATTTCGTAGAACAGATAAAACTATCTTTTATGATCAGTTTGGAAATGTTGTTATGAACACTCCTAAAAACTTACGTCTGCCAAAAGGTGATAGTTTTAATCGAGATAGTACTCCCGAAAATGGTCAGATAAGATATAATACTGATATAAATGATATTGAAGTTTATGTTAATAGTGAATGGCGTCGTATTAGATATAAAGAGCCAGTTGAAATTATTCAACAAAATTTAGGTTATGGCGATTATGTAAGACAAGAATTTGGACCACTTAATCCTGTTCCAGCTGCGGGTCAAAACATTCTAGTACTAATTGAAAATGTTGTTCAAATTCATAATATGAATTATACAATACAGCAAGTAGCCGGCGAATGGTATATATATTTTGATCAACCGCCGCCTACAAAACCTATTACTGTACTCCACAATTTTGATAGATAATCTCCGATAAATATTAACGGAGAAGTAAATGTCCACACAAATTGGTCGTATTTCTGGTGCCTTATTAAAAGATAATCTCTTGCGAGATGGAGTAGATTTAGCTTTTGAAACAGATCTTATATATCTCGATGTTAATAATAACAAAATAGGTATTAAGTCTAGTGCTCCTCTTACAGACTTATTCATAGATAATTTTGGAAGAACAACTGATATAATTGTAGACAATCGAGTAAATGCATATGATGTAGAGATTCAAAATAATACTATAACTTCTTTAATAGGACCACTTCATTTTAATGCAGATAATGTTAATGTTACTCGATTAGGTGTTGGAACAATTCAAATAGACGATAATATTATCTATACAATGGATTCTAATGCAGATTTAGAATTAAGACCAGACGGACTAGGAAAACTTAAAGTTGATAATAATGTATGGATTGACGGTAATTTACATTCTACAGGTAATATTACAGCAGATGGAAGTATTATATTTGGTACAGACTATAATGACGATGTTTCACTATTAGCGGATGTTAATAGTGATATTATACCTGCATTAGATAATATCTATGTATTAGGAAATTTTTCTAGAACACTTCGTTGGAATAATACATATGCTGGATTATTAAATGGTGCAATACTTACAATTGACGAAGCATTAGTTATAGGATCAGGAGTTGATGTTGCTCAACGCCAGGGAAAGACATGGTATGTTGCTGTTTATGGTAGTAGCGGAAATGTAGGTGATCATCAAAACGGTCCTTTTGAAAGTATTGAAAGAGCAATAGCTAATGCTCAATATGGAGATACAATTTTTGTATATCCAGGAACTTATTATGAATTACTGCCTTTGATTGTTCCTGCAGGTGTTACAATCCAAGGTGCTGACATAAGAAATACAATAATTCAACCAGACACAGCGTCAGGTGGTGAAGATGTTTTCTTATTAAACGATGCAACTACGATACAAGACTTAACAATTAAAAACTTTAATTTTGATAGTATCAATAATAAAGGTTATGCTTTTAGATTTGCTCCAGGTATTAAGGTTAGTATTAGATCACCGTACATTCAAAATGTCAGTATTATTACACAAGGTTCGGTAACAAGTCCTTCAGATCCAAGGGGATTCTTAACAGGTGATGCAGGTAAAGGTGCTTATATTGATGGTAGTGTAGCAGATACACAGACTAATGAAGCAGCAATGCTTTTTCATTCTGCAACATTTATTACTCCAGGTGTAGATACTATCACAATGATAAATGGTGTAAGAGTTGAATGGTTAGATTCATTTACTTACTTTGCAAATCGCGGGCTTTATGCACTACAAGGAACAGGTAGAACAACTCAAGATGGTAGTACTATCCGTTACGGAGCAGAAGTTAGAAGTATCAACTCAGCAGACATTTATGGTAATTATGGTGCTGTAGCAGATGGTGCAGATACTCTCATGTATCTTATCAATCATAACTTTGCTTATATAGGTACAGGCAAAGATCAAGAAAATGATGTTACTCAAGTTATTCAAGCCAATGAAACTGTAGAACTTAATAGTGGCAAAATTTATTACACTAGTTTTGATCAGCGAGGAACATTTAGAGTAGGTGATACTTTCTTTGTTGATTTAGAAAATGGTACAACTAGTTTAGATATTACTTCGTTATCATCCACATCTATAGTTGGATTTACTTTTACAGATGGTGACGATGTTACTTATATTGAACCAACAAGAGTAGAAACTGGTAATATAAGAATTAGTGGAGATATTATTCAATCATTATCTGGAGAAATAAATTTTTCTGCTGCTAACAATATTATTAATCTTAACACAAATCTTTCTCTTCAGCAAGATCTTTTTATTGATAATAATCTCACTATTAATGGAACATTAACATTAGGAAATCAAATTGCAGACACAGTATCTTTTAATGCAGATGTTGATGATAATTTAGATCCTAAAGTAAATGTAACTTATAATATCGGATCTCCTACTAGAAATTGGAAAGATCTTTATACTAGACGAGCCGAACTATCTGATATTGAAATCTTTACAAACTATATTAAAACTACAATTTCAAATGCTGATTTAGAATTAAGAACTAACGGTAATGGAACTGTTTTAGTTGAAGACATTCGTATACAACAAAGAACTATAACAGTTGATAACGGTAATATTAGAATTGAGCCTGCTACTACACTTGACATAACAGGTAATACAACTTTTAATGGCGATTTACATGTTACTCAAAACTTTGTTTTAGATTCTGATACTACAATAGGAGATAGTGTTTTAGATACAGTGTCCTTTGTAGCAAGTGTAAATTCAGATATTATTCCTCAATATAATGAAACATATTCGTTAGGTGATAATGTTAGAAGTTATAATTTACATACTGGAAATATCTTATTAGACGATATTGAAATAAACGACAATTATATTAAGACTATAACAACTAATCTAAATTTAGAACTTCGTGCAAGTGGTGTTGGATCTATAAAAACAGAAAGAACTTATTTCAACGAAAATCTAATTTATACAGTTGGTGAAAATTTAAAAATAGAACCTGCTACTACATTAGATATTACAGCATCAACTACAAATGTTAACGGCATGTTACATGTAACTAACAATGTAACTTTAGATTCTGATACTACTTTTGGAAATGCTTTTACTGATAATATTGTAATATGGACTACAGTAAATTCAAATATCGAGCCACAATTAAGTTCTGTTTATGATTTAGGTGATAGTGTTAGAAGTTGGAATTTATATACTGGTAAGATTTTACTAGATGAAATAGAGATTAATGACAACTATATTCAAACAACCACTAGTAATCTAAATTTAGAATTAAAAGCTTCTGGTACAGGTTCTGTACAGTTTGAAAAGACATATTTTAATGAAAACTTAATCTATACCGTAGGTACTAATTTAAAAATAGAACCTGCTACAACACTCGACATAACCGGAAATACAACACTTAACGGTAATTTGCGTATAACACAGAACTTGTATTTAGATTCTGATATTACTATCGGAGCATCAAGTTCAAGTACTGTAAGATTCTTTGCAGATACAAATACAGATATTATTCCTCAATATAATGACACATATGCATTAGGTAGTAGTCAACAAGGATGGAACTTATATGTAGGTAATATTTTACTTGATGATATAGAAATCAATGACAACTATATTAGAACTACAGTAAGTAATCTTAATCTCGAACTTAAAGCAAACGGTACAGGAGCCGTTAGGTTAGAAAGAGTTGATATAAATGAAAATACAATTCTAACTAACGGAACAACTAATCTTATATTAGATCCTGCTACTACATTGGATATTTTAGGAACAACAAATGTAACCGGTAGTGTTGCAATTAGTGGTGATTTTGATTGGCAAGGAACTATAACTTTTGGTAATGCTACTACAGACGATGTTGTATTTCTTGCTGATATTAATAGTGATTTAATTCCAGATGCTGATATAACTTACAATATAGGATCAGCAGCAAAACGATGGAAAACTATTTGGCTAGAAAATGAATTCGTAAGCAATATAGAAATTAATACAAATTATATTAGAACAACTAGTGGCAATTTAGATCTTATTTTACAAGGAAATTCCGGAGGTGGTGTTAGAACAGAAGATTTAAGATTCCGTAATAATACTATTGAAGGTGCTATTAACAATCAAAATATCCAAGTAGATTTAACAGGAACAAGTATTTTAGATATTAATACAAACACTTCTTTAAGATTAGCAAGAGGTACTACAAGTGATAGACTAATTGCTAATATGACTTTTGGTGATATGCGTTTTAATACATCAGATAGTTTATTTGGAGGTTTTACAACTGCAAGAGTTACATTTGGGGGTGTTTACTCTTCAGATAGATTAACTTATGCAAGAGTTGAGCCTACTTCAAATATTATTACTTTTAGTTCGCAAGGAACAACGTCAGCATATGTGGATACATCTAAATTGTGGCTTAACGGTTTACAACTTGATAGTTTTAATATTCAAAACAATATATGGTCTACTAATAATATTAATTTTGTGTTTGATCCTGATGCAAATAATGTTATGAATATTGAAGGATTTGAAATCGATGATAATGTTATTACAAACAATGTTGTTAATCAAAGTCTCACTATTGCTCATACTTCTAAAGGTTATTTAGAAATAAAAGGCTCGCTCGGTTTTATTATGCCAGTAGGTACTGATGCTGAAAGACCTGGAACTCCAGAAGAAGGTACAACTCGTTGGAGTACTGATCAAGATTATTTAGAAATGTATATTAATGGAGCATGGGGCCTTGCAACAGCAAGTGCAGGAGGCTTTGCGAGCTTATCACAGATTGATGAGATTAATACAATCTATACCCTAATCCTTGGATAAATTCACCATTGGATAAATATTACTAACGCCGGATTAAGACCATAATCTGGATGGCAAAACTGTGGTAAACCCGCAATGTAAGGTGGTTAGCCGTGTAACTCGGTGGGGAGAGTAGATGTCCGTAGGTCGTATTTCAGGACCGCTCTTAAAAGCAAACCTTCTCCGCGACGGGGTTGATCTGGCTTTTGAGAACGATCTTTTATATCTAGATGTTAATAATTTACGTGTCGGAATAAACACAAATGCTCCAACCCACGATTTACATGTAGACGGTACAACAAGAACAACATACTTACAAGTAGATAATCAATTAGACATTGATAATATTACCATCACAGGTAATACTATTTCTAGTAATGTTCCTACACTTAACCTAATTGCAGCAAGTGATGGTATTATCTATCAAAATAGATTAACTATCGATCAAATAGACATTCAAGATAATTTCATTACTACAAACACTACAAATGCTGATATGGAAATTAGAGTTAGCGGAACTGGAACTCTTAAAGTTTATTCAGATATGTTTGTTGACGGTAGCATTCATGCTACTGGAAATATTACTGCTGATGGCAGTATTGTTCTCGGTGATCAAAATACTGATAATATTGTTTTTAATGCTGATGTTAATAGTGACATTATTCCAAATATTACAGATTATTACAATTTAGGTAGTGCAACTAATCGTTGGAACAGTATTTGGACAAATAACTTTATTGCTACAAATGTTTTAGCAACTAATGTTATTGTTGACGGTGTAGATGTTTCTCAAATTCAAGGTAATATAATATATGTTTCTTCAAACGGTGATGACACAAATGGTGGTTATCATCAAAATGATTGCTTTGCTAGTATTGAACATGCTCTATCTGTAGCAGTAGACGGTGATACTGTTTATATCTATCCAGGAACATATGAAGAAATATGTCCTTTAACTGTACCAGCAGGTGTTACAGTAAAAGGCTCAAGTTTAAGAAACACTATAATAACTCCTAGACCTAGTACAAGAGATCAAGATGTATTTTTATTAAACGGTGAATCCACTATAGAAGATATAACCGTTAAAGGACATTTTTACAATTCTATAGCTAATACAGGTCATGCTTTCCGATTTGATAATAATATCAAAGTTACATTAAGATCACCATATATTAGAAACTGTTCTGTTATATCGTTTGGTACTCCTACTAGTTTAGCAGTTGCAACTTATCAAGCAGCAAATGATGGAAGTATTTTAAGAATTAAAGATATTATAGATGAGATTGTAACTAACGGTGTTATAACTCCATCTTTAGGAAACTCCGAGACACGAATAACTGATTTAACAAATCCAAGTGACGGAACAACTGCTTCTTCTCTACAAGCATTAATTGATGATGTAATCTATATTATAGGCAATGGAGCAAGTGGAACAAGTCTACCTACTATAACACCTAACAGCGCATTAACAACTGATACTGTTAAATTAAATGCTGCTGCTCTTATAACAAGTAATATAGATTTCTTAAAAGCGGAAATGGTTGCTTGGGTTAATATTAACTATCCAGGTTTCTGGGGAACATATGATCAAACAAAAGCTGAAAGAGATTTAGGAATTATTCTTGATGCTTTAATATATGATATACAACATGACGGTAATGAAGAAACTATTAAAGCAGGTATAGGGTTCTGGCAATATTATCCAACAGATCCTAGAGGTTTTGATCAGCATGATGCTGGTCGAGGGGCATTTATTGATGGTAGCGTAGCAGATCCTACTACTAATGAAGCATCAATGCTTTTCCATTCTGTTACTTTCCTTTGTCCAGGTGTTGATAATATTGTAATGACGGAAGGTGTTCGTGTTGAATGGCTTAATTGCTTTACATACTGGGCAACAAAAGGACTTTATGCTTATAGTGGTACAACTGGTAAAGGTGGTGCAGGACAAACTATTCTTGCTGTAGATGGTGTTACAGGTGTCTATAATGTAGGTGATACTATTGAATATTATGCAGAAGACGGAGTTACATTATTAGGTTCCGGAACTATTGCATCTACAAGCGGATCTAAAATTTATATAAACGGTAAAGAAAGTGGATTTGTTGAATATAGTAGTCGTGTAGGAAAATCTGTTACACCTAGTGGTGGTGCACAGATTTCTACAGCTCAATCAAAGTTTGGTGGATCAAGTGGTCAGTTTGTGACAGCAACAAGTGACGAAATAACTATTGCTGCTAACGATGATTTTGCATTTGGTACAGGTGACTTTACTGTTGAGTTTTGGGTTTACTTTGTTGCTTCAGCACTAACTCAAAGTATATTCGATATGAGAACTTCTGCTGTGGCTCAAGCAGCATTATTAGTAGAAGTATCGAGCGCTGGATTTGTAAAATTATATGTACAGGGTGCTTTCCAAATAACAGCGGCAGCACCTTTATCAGATAATGCTTGGCATAACATTGCTATTTCAAGAGTAAGTGGTGTTACAAGAATGTTTATCAACGGAACAGTTGAAACTACAACTTATACAGACTCTAATAATTATATTGCAAAACCTTTAAACATCGGTGCTTATTGGAACAGTACTGCACATTTAAATGCCTATATTGATGACTTCCGTGTGTCTAAAGGTATTGGTAGATATACTAGTTCATTTGTTGTTCCAACTTCTGCATATGGTAGTGATACTTATACTGTTTTACTTTTACACTTTGATGGTCCAAATGGATCAACAACATATGAAGATGATAGCACATTAGTTCAAGATATTCGTTTTACTCCAAGCGGTGCTACTGCTACACAATTTACTTTAGTAGATTATGCAGACTTTGGTGCAGAAGTTAGATCAATTGGGTCTGCTGCGGTATACGGTGATTACGGAATATATGGAGACGGTGAAGGTGTTATTATGTACCTCATCGGACAGAACCTTGCATATATTGGACTAGGTGGAAGCCAAGAAAACGATCCTTTACAAGTTATACAAGCAAACGAAATTGTTGAATTAAACGGTGCTAATATCTATTATTCATCTGTTGATCACAAGGGTGATTTTAGAGTAGGTGATTTATTTTATGTAAATCAACAAACAGGTGCTGTACAATTTACTAATAGTATTATTAACATTATTGGATCTACTGGACTAACTTTAACTGATGGATCAAATGTCACTATCATAACACCTACAAAAGTAGAAACAGGTGATATAAGAATTAGCGGTAATACTATTCAAAGTCTTACAAACGAAATCAATATTACCGCTGCTGATAATAATATAAACCTTTTAAGTGATGTAAACATATCAGGAAGTTTAGATGTTGTAGGAAATGTAACTATTGGTGGTAATATTACATTAGGTGATCAAACTACTGATAGTGTTCAATTTGTTGCAGGTATTGATAGTGATATTATACCTAATCTTCCAGCAACATATAATATTGGATCTGATAGTTTACAATGGAAAGACCTTTGGGTAAGAACTGCTCATATCAGCGACATTGAAATTAGCACAAACTATATTAGAACAACTATTTCTAATGCAGATTTAGAATTAAGAGCAAATGGTACTGGATCAATTTTAGTTGAAGATATCAGAGTAAATCAAAATGTAATTTCTACGGATTCTGGTAATATTCAAATAACTCCAGCTACTACTTTAGATATAACAGCATCAACTACTAATGTAAATGGAACAATGCATGTTACAGGCAATGTTTCAATAGATACAAATACTACATTAGGTACAGATGCAACAGACAATGTTATATTCAATGCTAGAGTTAATACAGATATTATTCCTTCTATAACAAGTGCATATGATTTAGGGTCATCTTCAAAGGCATGGAAAACTGCTTATCTATCTAGCGCATACATTGATGACATCTTAATTGACACTAATATTATACAAACTGTTGTTTCAAATAGTAATTTAGAACTTCGTGCTAACGGTACAGGATCAATTCAACTTGAACAAACTTATATAAATGAAAATTTAATTTACACTGTTGGTAATAATCTACTAATTCAACCAGCAACTACATTAGATATTACTGCTTCAACTACTAATGTAAATGGTGATTTACACGTAACTGGAAATGTTTCACTTGATTCTAATGTAGTATTAGGATCAGATAGTTCAGACAATGTTGTATTCAATGCTAGAGCAAGTTCAAATATTGTTCCAACATACGCTGCTACATATGATTTAGGATCAAGCACTAAAGCATGGAGAAATGCTTGGTTAGCAAGTGCTTATATTGACGATATCTATATTGATACAAATATAATAACAACTGTTGCATCAAATGCTAATCTTGAATTAAGAGCTAACGGTACTGGTGCTATTAGAATTGAAAAGATTGATATCAATGAAAATCTTATAAAAACAAACGGCACAGATAATTTATTAATTCAACCAGCTACTACACTCGATATTACTGCATCTACTACAAATATAAATGGTGATTTACATGTTACTGGTAATTCAAGTTTCGATGGTAATTTAGATTTAGGTACGGATAATACAGATAATATAGTATTCAATGCTAGAGTTAATTCTAACATTGAGCCTAATTTTACAGCAACTTATAATTTAGGTTCTCCAACAAAGAATTGGAAAATAGCACACTTATCAAGTGCTTTTATTGACAACATTTATATTGATACTAATATAATAACAACTACAGAGTCAAATGCTAATCTCGAATTAAAAGCAAATGGTACTGGTGCAATTAGAGTTGAGCAAGTTGATATAAATGAAAATATTATTTCAACTAACGGAACAACTAATCTTATATTAGATCCTGCAACTACTCTTGACATTTTAGGTGATACTAATATTACTGGTGATTTGAATGTTACAGGTAATGTAACTATCGGTGGTAATATTACAGTAGGTAACGAAAATACAGACAATATAAGTTTTGCTGCTGAAATCAACAGTGATATTATTCCTAATTTACCAGTAACTTATAATTTGGGTTCTGCTGCTAAAAGATGGAAAACTCTTTATGCTGAAAATACATTTATAAGTGACATTGAAATTAATACAAATGTTATTAGAACAACTGTTTCTAATGCAGATTTAGAACTTCGTGCAAATGGTACTGGTGGAATCAAACTTGAAGATATTACTGTAAATCAAAATATTATATCAGTTGCTAGTGGTACTAATATTACTATGCAACCAAGTGGAACTGGTATTGTTGATATTAATACAACACAAGCAATAAGAATACCAAGAGGAACTACCGGTGAGAGACCAGGTACTCCTTTAGCAGGTATGATTCGTTATAATACTTCTAATAATAATTATGAAGGTTATGACGGAACTTATTGGAGAGTAATAAACGGTCTCTATGATGTTGATCAAAACACATATCTTGTAGCAGAATCAACTCCTGGTGCAAATGATAATACTTTCTATTTCTATGCTAACGGTGTTCAAATTGCTGATATGACAGCAACAAGACTTAACGCTGTTAGAGTAGAAGTTGATGATTTATTCATCGACGGAAATACTATTGGATCTATTAATAATCAGTCAATAGATATTACAGCAGCAGGAACAGGCAAAGTTATTTTTGAAGATTTTTCCTTCAAAAATAATGTTATCACAAATACCGTTACAGATGGTGTTACAGAATTAACTCATACAGGTACAGGTTATTTTAAGATTGCAGGTACTACTGGATTTAGAGTACCGGTTGGCGATGCTGCTCAAAGACCAGATGTTACAGTAAGTCCTGCATCATTTATAGGATTTACAAGATATAACACAGATGATAATAGACTTGAAATATTTGATGGAATTACTTGGCAATCGGCTGCTGGTACATCATCTGGTGTAACAGTAGCACAAGCAGAAGATATAGCAATTACAACAGTATTAACTTTAGGATAAGAAAATGGCGTCATTTTTTAAAAATTCAGTAATAAAAGAAATAGGAACAGTTCCTGTAAGAGTAGCACAAACTACTGTTGCATCTAGAATTACTGTTATAGGATTAAGCCTAGCAAACTTAACAGAAGACCCACTAACAGTTAGTGTAACAGTTAAAGACGATACTAGTGTTACAGGGTATTATATTAAAGATGTATTGTTAGGTCCACAAAGCAGTTTAAGAGTTGTAAACGGAGGTGAAAAGCTAATTTTAGCCCCGTCAAATGAATTGTATGTGTCGTCTAGCGTTAGTGATTCTATTGATGCAATTGTATCATACGTTGAAATATTATAAGGAAAAATAAATGACTTATTACATAGGTACACAACCAGATGGCTTGTTAGGAGACAATCCTAGATATTTCTACGGATTACGTAGAACAGATGACGGTGAATTATATCTAGGTAGAGTTGATCAACTTAAAGGTAATGATAGTATTAACATTAATAATCTAGGACCTACTGAAGAAAACTACGATGACTTTGTAGTTGGAGTCGATTTTTACGAAGGACGAGATGTTTATCACGGTGTTGTTTTTGATAATTTAAAATATGAACAATATCGCTGGGATGATAGAGCTATCTATTACTATATTGACGATGATGGACAATTAGTTGCAAGAGTTAACTCTGGATATACATATCCTACTGGTATATAAATATTGAGAATAAAGAATTGGGGTAAAAAATGGCTGAATTTAAAATAGCTAGAATTAGATTTAGATGGATTGGAAATTGGGCAAATGGCTATAATTACATTAAAGACGATGTAGTTCGTTATGGTGGTAAGACTTATGTTGCTTTAAAAACACATACATCGAGTGCTAATTTTTATACTGACTTTGAAGCTGTTGATACTCAAATTCCACCGCAACCGGATCCATATTGGGAATTAATGTTTGATGGGTACGAATGGACGGGCGATTGGACTGTTGATACCTTTTATCAAATAGGTAATTTAATTAAAAAGAATGGTACTGTTTATATCTGTATAGAAAGTCATACATCAGTAAGTAGTGAGATAGATTTTGATGATGATTCATCAAATTGGATAACTTATACATCAACTAATAATTGGAGATATAATTGGTCTACTAGTACATCTTATGTTACTAATGATATTGTAAAATATGGTGGTGTAATTTATAAATGTTTGTTTAATCACGTTTCTGCTGATACTACTCTTTTAGGATTGGAAGATGATTTTTCTAAATGGCAACAAATCACTAATACAGAATTATGGCGAAGTAATTGGCAATTAGGAACAAGATACAGATTAAATGATATCATTAAATACGGTGGAATTGTTTATATTTGTAATACAGCACACGTATCACATGCGTTTGAAGGGGCAGGATTAGAAGACGACCAGTCTAAATGGACAACTCTCTATGAAGGTATAGAATATAAAGGAACTTTTGATTCTAATTTTTATAGATATAAATTAAATGATATTGTTAAGTATGGAGCATCATTATGGATATGCAGAGAATTTCATACTACTCAAACAGATATTTTTGACGAATCTAAATGGGAAGTATATCTTCCTGGATTTGAATTCGATAATACCTGGGATGTACATACTATCTATCAAAAAGGTGATGTAGTAAATTATGGTGGATACAATTATTTTGCCCTAACAAATAATGTAGGACAAATACCGTCAGTACAAACAGACGATTGGGAATTGTTAACTACAAACTTTAGAATAAGAGGTGATTGGGGAGATGACTCTACAGCTCAAGATTATAAAGTAGGTGATGTTATTCGTAGAGGCGGCATGGTATATGTTGCTATTCAAGACTCAAACGGAGTTAATCCTAACGATATATCTTATTGGGAATTACTTATTCCTGGAGAGAGATATAGAGGTAGATGGATTAATGGAACGGAATATTTATATGGTGACGTAATTACCTATATTAGTACAGCATACAAATGTATATTAAATCATAATGCATCAAGCGGCACTAATAGACCAGATGTAGATTTATCAAATACATATTGGGAAGAATTTGTTCAAGGTAATCAAACAAATGTTCTTGCTGAACCCGGTGATATTAAAACATTCGGTCTTAATTCTATAACACTAGATAATAGATCGATTAGAAGATCAATTGGTGATCAATCACAAGCCTTAAAAATATTCAGCGGTGAAGTTAATTGGGATGATTTTAATAAAATTAATAAAGTTTACTATGTTGCTGTCGAAGGCGACGATAATAATCACGGAGAATCTTTAGATTCTCCGTGGGCTACTGTTAAACATGCCTGTGAAAGTATTTCTGGTCCAGCAACAATTTTCATAAAAACTGGAACATATTATGAGGAACTTCCTATTAGTATTCCTGAAGGAGTTGCATTAGTAGGAGACGAATTAAGAGGAACTACTATTGTTGCTGCACCTGGGTACGAAACTGAAAACATGTTCTATGTGAGAAATGCTACAGGTATTCGTAACATGACCTTAAAAGGATTAAGCGGAACATTAGGAACACCAAACATATACGGAACAAGAAGACCCACAGCAGGTGCTTATGTAAGTCTTGACCCAGGATCCGGAACATCAGACTCATCAGTTTGGATTTCAACAAGATCACCTTATATACAAAATGTTACAACATTTGGAACGGCTTGTATTGGATTAAAAGTTGACGGTGCATTGCACGACGGAGGTAATACTTCTATTGTAGCTAACGACTTTACTCAAGTTTTAAGTGACGGTATTGGTGCTTGGGTTACTAATTCAGGACTTTCAGAACTTGTTTCTGTATTCTCTTATTACGGACATATTGGATATCTGTCAGATAATGGAGGTAAAATTCGTGCAACAAACGGAAACTCATCATACGGAACATATGGCTGTGTTGCAGAAGGATACGATTTAGCTGAAACTGCTATAACTGCTACAGTAAACAATAGAAGTCAAGAAGCATTAGTTGATAGTGTAATTACTAAAGTCGGCGAACTAATGAGACTTGAATATAATAATGCTGGGCAGAATTATAGCACAGCAACATTTACTACGTATTCAGTTAACGGAGCAGGATTAAATGCATCGTTATCACACGAAGAAATTAGAGATAATGCCGTATATCAAGTAAGAGTTTATACTCCGGGAGATTCGTCAGCAGCAGGTGGTACAGAATATTTTACTATTACAAATAATGCTCAAGGTGGAGATCAATTATCAGTTATATTAGCAGCATCAGACGACGGGACCCCCGAAGAATACGAAGGAATGCGTATTGTTTTAACAGGCGGCACCGGGGCAGGACAATATGGTTATATTAGTTCATATGATGATTCTTCTAAAGTTGCTACCGTATTTAGAGAATTAGACGGTCAAGGAGGCTGGGAAAATTTTTATCCTGGCTATGCTATTGAAAATGCTTTAAACACAACTACAGTATATAAAATAGAACCTAGAGTAATTTTTGATTTTCCTGGATTTGCTTCAAATAGTAGATCGTTGTCAGCATCATCGTCGTGGACTGACGTAGCTTATGGTGATGGAAATTTTGTTGCTATTGCTACAGGAACAGACGAGACATCTATTTCTTCTAACGGAACAACATGGAATATTGGGGGAACTTTACCAAGTTCAGGAACTTGGACTGCAATAACATATGGAAACAGTAAACATCTTGCTGTTAAACAAGGAAGCAACCAAGCAGCAATATCGTCAAATGGTGGGCAAACTTGGACTAGTGGAATAATAAGTTCAACTGCTAATTGGATCGACGTTGCTTACGGAAATAATACTTTTATAGCTATTGCTACTGGAGGAACATCTACGGCAACATCTATTACAGGATTATCGTGGTCAAATGGTGGCGCTTTACCAACATCAACTACATGGTCGTCAATAGCATACGGCAGCGGCGTCTGGGTTGCAATTGCAAGTGGAGGAACTAATGCTGCATACTCAATAGATGACGGAGTAACATGGTCATCAGCTACTTTACCGTCTTCGATATCATGGTCATCGGTTACTTACGGAAACGGCAGATTTGTTGCTGTAGCTTCTGGAAGTATTATTTGTGCATATTCATTTACAGGAGTAACATGGATAATAAGTCAAATGACTACTTCAGCAAATTGGAGTAAAGTTGCTTACGGACAGGGTGTATTTTTAGCTGTCGCATCATCAAACACTGTAGCTTATTCTAATGATGGTTATCTTTGGAGAAATACAGGTGATGATAGTACAGCATTTACATTACCATCTTCACAAACATGGACAGGGTTAGCTTTTGGAAATCCTTCTAATAGTGGAATTTGGGTAGCTATTGCATCAGGTACATCTAATGCTGCTTCTATTTTAACAGGAGCAAGAACTATCGGTCGCGCTTATGTTACATCAGGAAGAATTTCCAAAGTTAATATTATCGAGCCAGGTAGCGGATATAGTTTAACTCCAACAGTAACAGTTATTGATCCTAATAATGTAAATGACGTATATCTTCGTGTTAGAAAGGGATCAGGTGTCCTAGCAAATCCTGTAATACTTAATCCAGGAACTGGATATCTATCACCATCCACAACAGTAGAAATATCAGGTGATGGGTATTCTGATAATTATCAAACTGGAAGATATATAATTATTAATAATTTAACAGTATTACCAGGACCTGGTGATAACTTAAATATTGAAGAAATTAATGATCTTACTTATAAGATTATTACCATAGAACAGCTAGGTGGGTCATCAGGAAATTATCAAGCAAAATTAAGAATAGCACCTGAAATAGGTATTGAGGAATCGCCGGAGCACGGTGCTGATATTACTATTAGACAGCAATACAGTCAAGTACGTCTAACAGGTCATGATTTTCTCGAAATAGGTACAGGTAATTTTGAAAGTTCAAATTATCCAGGTACTCCTCCTGCACTATTATCACCAGAAAATGAAGTTTTTGAAAGAGGCGGCGGGCGTGTATTCTATACAGCAACCGATCAAAATGGTAATTTCCGTGTTGGAGAACTATTTAAAGTTGAACAGTCAACTGGTACTGTTACAATTAGTGCTGATTTATTTGAATTAACTGGATTAAGTGAAATTTCTCTAGGTGCCGTTAGCGTAGGTGGTACAGGCGTAATTATTAGAGAATTTTCAAAAGATAGTACATTTACTGCTGATTCTAATAATATTATTCCTACACAAAGGGCTATTAAAGGATACTTAGAAGCAAGTATTTCTGGAGGTGGTGCAAATGCACTTTGTAGCCTATTAACAGCAGGTGTAGTTCGTGTGGGACCACAAGTTATAGGAACTACAACAGGTGATGAAGTAATTATTAACAGAAAAGTTAATATGACAAAAGGATTTACAGGATCTTTACTAGCAATGACCTATTTTATAGACTCTTTTAGTAATGATACGGAATTTTAACATTTAAATTAAAATAAATACATTATCGTCGGAGCAGAAAATGGCTGAGTTTAAATTAGGTAGAATTAGATTTATATGGAAGGGAGCATGGGTTGCTTCTACAACTTACTATAAGGACGATATTGTCCGTTATGGTGGGTCAATTTTTGTTTGTGTAATTGGACATACTGCTGATAGTGATTTTTACACTGATTTAGATAATGTTCCTGCTCGCTGGAATCAAATGAACGAAGGACACGAGTGGAAAGGTCCTTGGCTAACTGCTACATATTACAAAGTAAATGATATTGTAAGATACGGCGGATACTTGTATATTTGTAATGAAGGACATACATCCGGTGCTACAGAAACTTTAGGTCTAGAATCCAATCAAACTAAATGGGATCTATATGCTGAAGGAACTGATTGGAAAGGTGTCTGGGGAACTGATACTAGATATAAAGTTAGTGATGTTGTAAGATATGGCGGAATAACTTATATTTGTAATACACATCATACATCTGCCTCAACCGCAGCATTTGGTTTAGAAAATGATCAAAGTAAATGGGATTTATATGCAGAAACATTCGAATGGAAATCTGATTGGCTTCCTGATACAAGATATAAAAGAAATGATATTGTTAGACATGGCGGTCAAACATATGTGTGTAATACAGGACATACATCTGCCGCAACAGTTGCACTTGGTTTAGAAAATGATCAAAGTAAATGGGATTATTTTAATAAAGGCATAGAATATAAGCAAACATGGAATGCAGGAACAAGATATAAAGTTAACGATGTTGTAAAATATGGTTCAGGCATATGGATTTGTACAAATAATCATACATCGACTGCTACATTTGATGAAGCAAAATTTGATCAATTTGTTGAAGCATTAGAATTTGAAAATTCTTGGAGTCCCTTTACAAGTTACCAACACGGTGATATTGTTACCTATGGCGGATATGTTTATGTTAGTAAAACTACTAATAATCTTGCTCAAAAGCCAACATCAAATTCCGACGATTGGGATATTTTTACAACAGGATTTAGATTTTTAGGAGATTGGGGAGAAGATTCCTCAAATATGGATTATAAAATCGGTGATATTGTTAGACTTAATGGTTACACCTATGTTGCTATAGCAGATAATGTTAATCAACAGCCACCCAATCCAACTTATTGGTCAAGATTAAACTATGGTATCAAATGGAGAGGTACTTGGACCGACGATACAGAATATGAATTAGGTGATGCTGTTAAGAGAGGTTCTAATTCTTATATATGCGTTCAAGGTCATGTCAGTGAAGGTGACGACGGTTCTACAATTGCAACTAATGTACCTGATGTTGATGTAAATGGAACTTATTGGAATCTTTTAGCTTCGGGTAACGAAAACGAAGTAATGACTACTGTAGGTGATATCGTTTATTATGACGGTGCAGGACCTACAAGGTTAGCAAGGGGAACCGAAGGACAAGTATTAACTGTTAGTAATAGTATTCCTTCATGGAAGTATTGGGGAGTTATAACAGCCGTTTATTATGTTGCTGAAACTGGTACAGACGGTGATCCTGTAGAAGGATGGGGAATAACACTTGATAAACCTTGGAAAACCGTTCGTTATGCTACAGAGCAAGTATTAAAAGGTCCTAGAAACCCACAAGCTCAAAAGATACTTGAATTAAATCGTCCGTTCATACAAAAAGAAGTTATAGAATGGATAACTTATCAAATAGCAAATGCCGGCGGGTCTGGAATTTGGAATGGCTTTACTTACAATTCAGCAAAGTGTGAACGTGACGTAGGATTTTTAATAGATCGTATTATCTATGATATTGGTCACGGCGGTAACTTAAAGATGAGAGCTGCTGCTCAAACTTATGTAAATGCACTCGACGAAGGTCCATATTCAACTATTGCTGAAAATAACGGAACAGGAACTTATCTAAATCTTGCTACAGAAGCTGACAACGATGTTGCCGCTTTTAATTTTATGGCATCATTAATTGAGGATATTCTTAATCAAGATACTCCTGCACAAAGCTATCAAACTTTAAACAGCGTACCAAGTCCTGTTGGACAATTTGTTGATGCTACATTAACTGCTGAATCAGGAATTATTACTACTGTTAATGCATTAATTGGTATAGTTACATCTGCTCTTACAGCCGGTGACTCATCAACTATTCCTGATAGAGTTGTACCAAATGATACAATCAATGTAAAAACTGGTATATTTAGAGAAACATTACCTATTATTGTTCCTGCAGAATGTGCAATTGTAGGCGATGAACTTCGCTCAACTAATATAGGACCAGCAGAAAGCCTAGTTAATATTTCTGATTCGTATTATACTGTAACAACATTTGAACATGTTGACTCTATAGTTCAGGATATTATTCAAGGGACTATAGTAACTCCTACATCAGGAAATACAGAATCACAAGATATCAACGAACCATATGCTACAGCAACAGAAGCAACTACAGTATCTAAACTTGTTGAAATAATGAAGCATCAAGCAGATTGGCGTTTGAATACAATGCAT